TTTTTATTGTATATTTGTTTTAATCCTTTGGGTGGGATTTGTTTGTCGCCCCTTCTATTACTACTAGAGGGGCTTTTTTTTGTGGCACATATATCCTTCACAGTAACAACACGTTAGTACTTTAGTGTATGAATTACTGCGTAGATCCATCGGTTGACGAACCAATTATGCTAATAAACAAGCATATTGGCTTTGATGAGAAGGAAGGTCAAGGCATAGACGGTTCTTTGTTTCAGCAAGAGTTACTAGCTTTAGATAGCATGGGAAAGAAAAGAATCCAAGTTTGGATCAATTCGCCCGGAGGAATTGTGATGGATGGTTATAATATTTATAACGCCATTTTAAAGTCTAAAACTAAAGTGGATACTTACAACGTAGGTATCGCAGCAAGTATCGCAGCGGTAATCTTTCAAGCGGGTAGAAATAGGATCATGGCTGATTACTCCTTATTGATGTATCACAACCCATACGGGGGTGAAGGCGGAGAAGAACTTGAGAAGATGAAAAAGAGTTTGGCCACTATGATCGCACAAAGAACGGGTAAAACCGAAGCGGAAGTCCTAGTTATCATGGCTAAAACTACATGGATCACAGCGGGAGAAGCTTTTAACAGCGGATTTTGCGACACCATCGAAACAAGTAGCGAACATAACAAACGCAGAGTAACAAACGACGCGAAGGCTATGTGGACTGAAAGCAACAAAGTATTAAATTCTTTATTTACTAAAAATAAAATCAAAATGACAAAAGTCACAAATAAGTTAGGCTTACTAGATGAAGCCAACGAGGACGCAATTATTGCTTCTATCGTGTCAATTGAAAACAAAAAGGCGGAAGCCGAAGACAAATTGAGCAAGATGGAAGACAAGATGAAAAAAATGGAAGACGAAATGGACGAGTACAAAGCCAAGTATGCAGAAGCTAAAAAGAAAGCCGAAGACGCTGACGAAGCGAAAAACAAGGCAGAAATGGAAGCAGAAGACACAAAAGCTAAGAACATGATTGAAGGTTTCGTTGCTCAAGGTCGTATTAAAGCAGAGGCAGTAAACCAATGGGTTGCTACTTCTAAAGCTATTGGATTCGATGAAGCTAAAAACATGATCGAATCTTTACCAATGCACAAGAAAGCCGCTTCAATTAACGTTTCTGAAACAGCTAATTCAGCAGTTTTAACAAACGTAGTAGCAAGTGCAATGGCTGATTTAAGAACAAAAAACAAGATTTAATTAATTAAAAAATAAAATAAAATGTCAGAAGCATTAAATATTCAAGACACATCGTGGAGTGGCCCCGCAGCGTCATACATGATTACTCGTGCCGTAGTAGGTGCGGACACAATCGAAAAAGGTTGTATCTATGTAGAAGATGGTATCCGTAAAAAGAAGACTATCCCAAGAATTGAGGTATCTAATTTCATCCAAAAGCGTACTGCTACACCAACTTCACAAGGTGCGGTTAACGTTGACGGTCGTGTTTTAGAACCACAAGACTTGATGTTGTATTATGAATTTAATCCAAGAGATTACGAACAACATTTCTATGCTGAACAATTACAACCTAAATTATTAGGTCGTGAATTGCCGGTAACTGCTGAAAATTTCATGATGATTCAAACTATGAAGCGTTTAAACGAGTTCTTCGAGAACGCTATCCATAGAAGTCGTAAACAATACGATACCGATCCGGGTGGAGCTGCTGTTGATCCAACAACTAAAGGCGAAACTGCTGACGCATCTAACTATTTCTATTTTGATGGTTTAATCAAAAAATTATTGGACGCTGTAAGTGATCCAACTTATCCAACTCTTTCAGTTCCTAGCCCGGTCGCTTTGACTACTGCTAACATCCGTGATAAATTCACAGCGGCGTTAAACTTAGTTCCTAAAGCTTTATTGGGACGTTTCGGCAAAGGTGGTTTGAAATATGTTGTTTCTTATGCTGATTTCTTGAAATATGGTGAGGCTTTGAGAACTGATGCTTACAAAAACGTTCGTTCTGATGAAAAAGCTTACGAGCAATTCAGAGGATACGAAATTGAAATGGTTGCCGGTTTACCCGAGAACACTTTCTACTTAGCTATTCAAAAGCCGGACATCGATTCTAACGCATGGTTAGGTATCAACAGTACCGAAGATAACCAATTACAATTAATGAGATTGCAAAACAACTCTGAATTGTTCTTCGTTAAAGGATTGTTCAAAATGGATACTCAAATCGGGTTCCCGGATCAATTCGTTATCTACACAACTTTAACCGCATAATAATACGAAGGGGGAGCAATCCCCCTTTTTAAAACATATAAACAATGAAAAAAATACTTTTCGCTTTATTTATTTTAGTTGGTTTCGCAGCTAATGCGCAAACAGCTACTCCACGTACCGGAACCGGTGCAAACAACGATAACACTTACCGTGCGTTGACTTTCAAATATGCTGCAATTGCTGACGCAGTTGGTGCAGATACTACCAAATTATCTTTAAATGCTTATACTACTCAAGTTAAAGTAACTTTAGTTGATAGTTCGGCAATTTCTTTCCCATCAGTAGCAAACTGTTACTTAGGTGATGTAGTTAAAATCACAATCAATGGTGCAACTAGCGGAAATAAATTAAAATTAGTAGGTACTAACTATGTAGCTGCTTCTACTTCAATAGCTGTTTCTACGGGTTTAAAAGCTAATATAGAATTTATCTTCGACGGTTTCAAATGGGTTGAAGTAAGCCGCGCTAGTTATTAATATATAACATCATGAGTAAGGAATTAATCAAAGAGGCTTTTTCCCTTCCTCACGTTCAATCTATATGGGTTACTCCGGATAATCATTTTTACTTACATTCCGTAAAAGGGGCTAAGAGAATTGATAGGGGTGCCGATATAGATGCGGACGCAAAGACCGCAGAACCGGAAATTGAAGTGAAAAAACCTACAAAAAAGAAATAAAATGGGATTAAACGACATAATTTTTGTCAAAGGTAAAGGCGGATTAGGTCGCCCTCTAGCGGGGGAAGACTTTATTTCGGGTTTACTTTTGTACACAGCTACCTTGCCAAGCGGGTTCACTACTACTAATAGAATCAAACAATTCTTTAGTGTAGCTGATGCCGAAGCAGCGGGTATCAAAGCCGATTATTCCGACGGAACATCGGCTAGTGGTTCGTACTTAGTTACGGCCATTGGAGCAAATGGCGATACAGCTAGTATCAACGTAACAACTGTTGGCGGCGTTATTGTTAACTTAGGTACTTATACCAAAGTTACCGGTGACAGCACAGTAGCTTTAGTTGCTACGGCTATCGCTGCGGTTATTAATGCGGGTACTATCAATCACGGATTTACTGCAAGTGCTGCAACTGCTACCGTGACAATCGTTGCTCCTAAAAAGAACGGTATTTTCTTAAACACGGGTACACCAATCGCGGTTACAATCGTTGGAACTATCGCGGGTACTATTACTCAATTTAGTGGTGGTGCAGCTTCTAAACAAGCTGTTTGGCATTATCATATAGCGGAATATTTCCGTATTCAACCCAAAGGAAGCTTATTCGTAGGCTTTTATGCGGTTCCTTCGACTTATACATTTAGTGAAATCACCACTATTCAAAACTATGCAAACGGTAAGATTCGTCAAATCGGTGTATGGAAAGATGCAACTTATGCGGTAGGTGATTTAACTGTTATTCAAAACGAAGTAGTTACAAACTGTGACGCTAACCATAAGCCAATAAGCGTAATATACGCGGCTGATATTAGCGCAACTTCCGATCTTTCTACTTTAACCGATCTATCTACCTTAACTGCTAACAAAGTAAGTGCGGTAATTGGTCAAGATGGTGCCGGATTAGGTTCTTTGTTATATGCTTCTTATGGCAAATCTATTACTTGTTTAGGTGCTGTTTTAGGTGCTGCAAGTTTAGCGGCTGTAAGTGATGACATTGCATGGGTTGGTAAATTCAACATGAGCAATGGATACGAATTAGATACTTTGGCTTTCGGTAACGGCGTTTTAGTAGCTAGTTCATCACAAAACTTCTTAAATGCTTTAGATAACTTAAGATATATTTTCTTGATTAAATATGTAGGTATTGCCGGATCATACGTAAATGATAGCCACACAGCTATTACCGTAACTTCTGACTATGCTTATATAGAGAACAATAGAACTATCGATAAAGCTATTAGAGGGGTTTATGCAAGTGTATTACCGGCTTTAAATTCACCATTGCAGTTAAATTCTGATGGTACTTTAGCTGATACTACTATTGCCTATTTTGGAAGTTTAGCCGAATTGAATTTGATACAAATGATTAGAGATACTGAATTGTCAGCACAAGCCGTAACTATCAATACTACTCAAAATGTATTATCTACCGGAGTTTTGATAATTTCAGTACAATTAGTGCCAATCGGAGTAGCTAGAGCAATTCAAGTAAATATTAGTTTCGCAACATCAATTTAAAATAAGTAAAAATGTCTAATCCTTTAATAAACGGCGTTAATTATAGTTGGGCGAATGTCAAATTGGTTCTTTTCGGAGTACCGGTTGTAGGCATAACAAACATCGAATATAAGCGCACTCAAAAGAAAGAAAACAACTACGGTTTCGGAACAGAACCCGTAAGTAGAGGTTACGGCAACAAAGAATATGAGGGAAAAATCACTTTGTATCGTGACGAGTGGAACGCAATTATTGCGGCCGCTCCTAGTCGTGATCCATTGGATATACCTTATTTCGATATTCAAGTATCTTTCGCGGGTGTACGTGTACAACCTTCTTTAGATGTATTGAAAGCGTGTGAGTTCATGGAAGACCCGTTTGTGGTTGCTCAAGGTGATACAAAAATCCTTGTAGAGATTCCGTTGATCATTGGCGCTATCGATCACAAAAACTAGGCTTTTTTCTTGCGTTGTTCATAATTTTTAAGTTTAGACGGGATATTTTTTATATCCCGTTTTTTTTGTCTAAATTTGTTACAAATACTTAAACATGACACAAGAAGAAATCGAATTAAAAGCATCCGAACTAAGCATCAAACATGGCGCTAAAGTTCATCCTATTGTATTCCAAATCAAGGGAAGCGAAGATCAAATTATAGGCTATTTAAAAGAACCGCCTAGATTTGTCAAGCTTCGTATTATGGATAAGGCTATGGAAAGCCCGGTAAGTGCAGCTAGTGAGATTATAGACGCCTACTTAATCAAAGAGGAAAGCGATTCTAGGATTTACAGCGAATCGCCCGAAAATGACGAATATTATATGGGTGCGGCTTTGGAAGCATATAGTTTTATAAGATTTGCGGCTAATACGTTTAAAAAAAAATAGCTGATTCTTTTATAGACGATAATTGTGACGATGTGACGCATTGGATATGTTTAGTACAGTTCTATTTTAAAGTAGATCCGGACGAATTAAATGACGATAAATTAGCAACATATATAGGACGATTAAAATACGCCCTTCAAAAAACTAACCAATGGCAGCAGTAAACGAGAATGTACAATATACGCTCACACTCAAGGATCTATTATCCGGTAAGTTAGGCGAAGCCAATACGGCCGCAAAAGGATTAGAAACGACAATGGGGGCGGTTAAAAGCGCATTAGGGTTTTTGGGTGTTGGTTTTGCCGTTTTCAAGGGTGGTGAATTTGTTAAAGAAAGTGTGGAAAAGTTCCACGAATTAGAACAAGCCGCCGCGCAAGTTAGAGCGGGGTTGGCTTCTACAAAAGGCGTAGCCGGATTAACCTTTCAAGATGTAGAAGAAAGCGCCAAAAGTTTAGCTTCTCAAATGAAATACTCTAGGTCTGAAATCTTGGCCATGCAGTCTATTTTATTAACCTTTCCTTCAATTACAAAGAGTTCATTTACTCCCGCTAGTGAGATTATAGCGGATTTGTCTACCCGTTTAGGGCAAGACCTTAAAAGTTCAGCCATTCAAGTGGGTAAAGCTTTGCAAGATCCTATTAAGGGGGTTACAGCTTTGAGGCGTGTAGGTGTAAACTTTAATGAGCAACAAACCCAAATGATTAAAAACATGGTGTTAAGTGGCCATAAAGCCCAAGCCCAAGCAGCAATCATGAAGGAATTAAGGACGGAGTTTGAAGGATCGGCAAGAGCAGCGGCCGCCGCAGATCCTTTATTTTCTTTTAACAAATCAATGGGTGCTTTTTCTTTAAATATAGGAGAGGCAGCTACATCAATATTAGAAACATTAAGTCCCGTTTTAAATACAATTGGCGATAAATTCAAAAGCTTAGGAGAGGATATTAAAAACTTCTTTATTAGCTTTAAAAAAGGTGGAAGTGGGGCATCGGCTTTGCATGAAATATACGATGAAGTTATTAGGCTTACTGCATTTTTTAGGGAAATAGGTAGAGTAGCAACCGGATGGGTCGATTTACTAATCGGAATGGCTAATAGAATTTCTTCGGGTGTTAAATTTATAACGGGTAATCAAACCGGTGCGATTTCTGACTATGCAACAGCAATAGAAGCTTATAAAAAAGCAAATTCATTATTGAATCCAAAGTCGGATGAAAGATCGGAATGGATCAAATCCCAAATGGGGGATTTTAGCAAAAATGAAGTAGTAAGCGATATATTAGAAAAAAATAAAGCATTAAAAGATAGTTTCCAAGACGGGAAAATTACAGTTGCTCAACACAATAC